ATATTCAATTCTTAAATGGTCGTTTGGTAATGGATGAATATGATTATATAACAGTAATATCAGAGACAGGTTCTACTATGTCAGTTATACTGACTATGGAAATAGACCAACCAACATCTTATCAACATGTCTCTTAAGGAGTAATTATGCCACTCAAAAAAGGTAAATCAGACAAGACAGTATCTTCTAACATTAGTATGATGGTTAAAGAAGGTAGACCACAAAAACAAGCAGTAGCTATTGCTTTGTCTAAAGCTGGTAAGTCACTACCAATGCGTGGTGGACGTACTGCTACTAACATGAAAAAGACTGGTAGAGGTAGATAATGAAGCAAGGACTCTATTCAAACATCGCAGCTAAGAAAGCTCGTATCAAGGCTGGCTCTGGTGAGAAGATGCGTAAGGTTGGTAGCAAAGGTGCTCCATCTGCTAAAGACTTTAAGGATGCTGCTAAGACAGCTAAGAAAGGTAAGTGATGAAAGCTAAAGAATTTAAACCATGTCCAGGATGCCCTACTCCAGCTAAGTGCAAGAAAGCTGGTAAATGTATGATGAAGGCTAAGAAGTAATGCCTAAGAAAGAGTTTCAAAACCCTAAAGGTGGTCTTAATCAAAAGGGTAGAGATTACTATAACAAGACTACTGGTTCTAACCTAAAACCACCTGTATCAGCTAAACAGGCTGCAAAGTCTCCAAAGGATGCTGGTAGACGTAAGTCCTTCTGTGCTCGTATGGGGGGTGTGGCTGGTCCAATGAAAGATGAAAAAGGTAGACCTACTCGTAAGGCACTGGCACTTAAGAAGTGGGATTGCTAAGTGATTCCTCTAGCTATTATTGAGTTAGGTGCAAAGCTTCTTGATAAGGTTATTCCTGATAAAGATGCTAGAGAAAAAGCTCAAGCAGAGTTACTAAAGGCTGCTAATGACCAGGACTTTCAACTCTCGTTAGCACAGATTAGAGTTAACGAAGAAGAAGCTAAGTCAGAGAATCTCTTTAAGTCTGGTTGGAGACCTGCGATTGGTTGGATTTGTGTTTTTGGATTGGCTTACAACTTTGTTATCTATAACTTGTTGTTGTGGGTTGTCGCTACATTTAACATTGCTATCACTCCTCCAGCACTGATGTCAGATATCCTTATGGAGTTGGTCTTTGCTATGTTAGGTTTAGGTAGCTTACGTACCTTTGAGAAGGTTAAAGGAATTAAATGAAACTCTTACTAAAGCGTATTCACTTTGGTGATACATTTACAGTAGGACAACTTTATGAAATAACAGAGCTAGATGAAAACCCTATATGTTATGTGCTAGAAGATAAGTATCGTGAAGTAGAGGGACAAGATGTAAAGGTTTGGAAAGAGCAAGATAAAACAGCTATCCCTAAAGGAACTTACGATGTATCCATTACTTTCTCCAACAGATTTCAAACTAGACTACCTATACTCGCTAATGTCCCTGGGTTTACAGGTGTGCGAATACACTCTGGTAACTCTTCCAAGAACACTGAGGGATGCTTACTCGTTGGGATGACCTGGGATGGTAAGTCAGATTGGATAGGCTCATCTAAGGTCGCTATGGGCGTTCTAATGCCTATGCTTGAAAAGGTTAAAGACTGCACCATAGAGATTGTGTAAGATTTTACACAGTTAATCGGAAAAATAAAGCTTGACAAAACCGTAAAAGTATGCTATAATAGTACTTATATAGCATGTTAACAATAAACACTAACACTAATTAAAAATATGACATACATAGAACTTGTTAACGATGTACTAATCAGACTCAGAGAGGGCACTGTTTCGTCTGTCTCTGACAATGCCTATTCCAAATTAATAGGTACTTTTGTCAATGATGCTAAACGTACAGTAGAAGATGCCTATAACTGGAATGCGTTAACAGACACTCTCACAGCAGTAACTGGAGATGATGTCTTTAACTATGTTTTAGTGGGTAGTGGTACTCGTTTCCGCATCCTTAACGTTATCAATGATACGTCTAACGAAGTCATGGGTTACAAGACAGGGTTAGATATGGATGAGTTATTTCTTATCCCTAACACTGTGCAAAAAGGTAGTCCTTTGTGGTATAACTTTAACGGTGTTAACAATAATGGCGATAGTCAGGTAGACGTATATCCTAAACCAGATGGTGTCTATAACCTACGGTTTAATATGATTGTCCCTCAAACACGTTTAACATCTGATGCTACTGTTATGAAAGTTCCTGAAGAACCAGTAATTCTGTTAGCCTATGCTAAAGCTATTGTTGAAAGAGGTGAAGATGGTGGTCTTGCCTCTAGCGAAGCGTATGCTCTTTATAAACAATCTTTGACTGACCATATCTCTATTGAGGCAGGTCACTATCAAGAAGAATATATGTGGTACTCAGCTTAATGGCAGAACAAATATTAACAGGTTCTATTGCAGCACCTGGATTCTTTGGACTAAATACACAAGATAGCTCTATTCAGTTATCCAGTGGTTTTGCTTTAGAAGCTAACAACTGTGTGATTGACAAATATGGTCGTATTGGTGCTCGTAAAGGCTGGACCAAGGTTAACACATCTGCTGCTAGTACAGGTGCATTCAGAGCTATCTATGAGCTTGTCAGGGACGATGGCTTAACTGTTATTAGTGCTGCTAACAATAAGATATATACTGGCACTACAACACTGACAGAAGCTGTGGTTCGTAACAGTACTGATAGTGCTAACCTAACATATACCATTACTGATAATAACTGGCAGATTAGTGGTATGCCTTATGATACAGGTGCTGCTCCTTCTGCTCATGCAATTTTAGTGCAAGAAGGTCATCCTATTCTTGTCTATCATAAACTAGGTGCTACAGCTCATGCTCACACAGGTGCTTATGGCTTTCAAAGACTAGGGGATGTCTCTACTTTTCCTACAGGTTATACAGTCACAGACTTTACTCCTAACTGTGTGATGACTGCTTTTGGTCGTACATGGGTAGCAGACATTGCTAACGATAAACAAACAGTATACTTCAGTGACTTGCTTGACCCAACACAGTGGCAGACAGGTACATCTGGGTACTTAAACATTGGTGAGGTTGTTCCTAACAACGACCCTATCGTAGCATTAGCTTCTCATAATGGGTTCTTGATTATCTTTTGCAGTAAACATATTGTTATTTACTCAAATGCTACAGACCCGTCAGGACTAACACTACAAGATGTGATTACAGGTATTGGTTGTGTTGCTAGAGATTCAGTAGCTTCTATTGGTACTGATTTAATGTTCTTGTCTTCAACTGGTGTCCAGTCATTACAGCGTGTGATTCAAGAGAAGTCAGTTCCATTCAGAGACATCTCAAAGAATGTACGTGATGATTTACTTGCTAACGTATCATCTGAAACATTAAAGAATATTAAAGCTGTTTACTTCCCAACAGATGCTTTTTATTTGTTGTCTCTTCCTTCTACTGGCTTTACGTATTGTTTTGATACAAGAGGTTCGTTAGAGAACGGAGCAGCAAGAACAACTATCTGGAAACAGATTACTCCAACAGCATTTTGTGTAACACAAGACAGACAATTATATATTGGTAAGCCTGGTTATATCGGTAAATATGATTTGTATGAAGACGATGGTGCTAAATATCGTATGTCTTACTTTACTAATTACTTTGACTTTGACCAACCAGCTAGTGTAAAGATTCTTAAAAAGATTAACGTAGTTGCTATTGGCGGTTCTAATCAACCTATTGCTGTTAAATGGGGTTATGACTATACTCGTAACTATTTCTCTCGTGGTATTACACTACAGCGAGTAGAAGTATATGAGTATGGAGTAGCAGAATACAACATTGCAACATACACGAATGGTATTGCGTTAGATATTGCTAACATCCAAGCATCAGGTTCTGGTACTGTACTTCAGATTGGTTTTGAATCTGATATTGATGGTACTCCACTTTCAATTCAAAAGATAGATTTTTTCCTTAAGGCAGGTAAGACACTATGAGTTCATATGTTAAGGCAACAAACTTTGCCACAAAAGACACTTTACCAACAGGTGATGCTAACAAGATTGTTAAAGGCACAGAGCTTGATAACGAGTTCAATGCTATTGCAGGTGCTATCAGTTCTAAATCTGACATAGCTTCTCCAACATTTACTGGTACTCCTTCTGCTCCAACAGCTACGTTTGGTACTAATACTACTCAGTTAGCTACTACAGCATTCGTAACAGCTGCTCTACAAGCTGTGTACCCTGTAGGTTCTATCTACATTAACGCTGCTAGTACATCTAATCCATCTTCTTTGATGGGATTTGGTACTTGGGTAGAGTTTGGTGCTGGTCGTATGATGGTTGGTTTAAACGCTAGTGATGCGTTGTTTGACACACTAGAAGAAACTGGCGGTTCTAAAGATTCTATTGTTGTATCGCATACTCACTCAGCTACTTTGACAGGAACTTCTGGTTCAGCTGGTACACACGCTCACATCTATCAAACAGGTTATCAAACTAATTTAACAATCATCAATCAAAACGGTAACTTTGGTGGCGGTACACCTGATGATGGTAGTTATAGATATACTTCTGAAAGTGCTGGTGAGCATCAACACAGTTTATCTGTATCAGGTACTACAGGTGCTACAGGGTCTAGTGGAACTAATGCTAACTTACCTCCATACATTACGGTTAAGATGTGGAAACGAACAGCTTAAAAGTACCAGTAGTTAATAGACAAGACTACACAATGTACTTAGAAAACTTTGCAGGTATGCACTGGTTTCATACGGATGTACGTAAGTGGTCTAGTAAAGTTAAAACAAAGTATATAGAAGATTTAAACTTATTGCAGTACTTGGTTAACACTCCACTGGTATCATTAGTCGAAGAAGATAACACGAAGCTAGCTAAGTTTGCTGAAATTATAGGAATGAAGGTTGTTGATAAAATGAATTTAACTAATGGAAAAGTAGGCTTTGTCTACGCAAGGAGTTTATAATGGGTGGATTAGTTAGTAGTATTGCTAATATATTTACAGGAGCTGATGATGTAAAAGACGCTGCAAATGCTTCTGCTGCACAACAGAGAGATGCTGCACAGAATGCAGCGTATTCTGCTGCGTTTAGACCAGTAGGGATGACATCTCGCTTTGGTACGTCTCAGTTCACACGTGAGATAGACCCGAAGACAGGTACTCCTTATGTCTCTAGTGCTGGGTATACTCCTGCACCTGAGTTATCTGCCTTACAGAATAGATTATTCAGTCAGTTCATGCCTAGCATGGCTACAGCTGAACAACGTGCAGGGCAGTATGCTCCTTTAGGTCAATCTGCTGGTCAGTTAATGTCTTTAGGGCAAGGATATCTAGCACAGTCTCCTGAAGCTGCAGCTGCTGATTACATGAAGAGTCAACAGAATCTGCTAGCAGGTACAAGAGAACAACAATTAGCAAGTCTTCGTAATAAAGTATTTCAAACAGGTCGTAGTGGTTTAGGTGTTGGTGGTACTACTACTGGTCAAGGTGCAGCTAACCCAGAGATGCAAGCGTATTACAATGCGTTAGCAAATCAAGACTTACAGTTAGCAAGTCAGGCTACTCAAGCAGGTCAACAACGTGCTACATTTGGTGCAGGTTTGTTAGGTACAGGTGCTGGCTTACTTGGTTCACAAGTACAAGGTGAAGTTGGTGCATTGTCTCCATTGCAATCACAGTTAGGTTTAGCTGCTAACATTGAACAACTAGGACAAACACCATATAACATGGGTCTTGCTTTAGGACAAGCTTCTATTCCTGGTCAAACATCAGGTGCTCAGATGTATCAATCAGGTATGTCTGCTGCTGCTAACACACAGTACCAAGGTGCTGCTCAAGCTGCTCAGATGAATGCTGCCTTCTTGAATAACTTAATTGGTTCTGCTGCAGGTGCTTATGGCATGAGTCAGATGGGTGCTCCAACAGGTGTCCCAGGTGGTGGTTATCTAACACAAGGTACTAGCTTCCCAAGCTTTGGTATGAGTGCATATCCTACTAGTGGTATTGGTATTAGCCCTAGTGGTGGTGGCTTCGGTATTAAATTCGGTCAATAAGGAATAATTATGGGAATGAATATTAGTCAGATGTTAGGGAGTGACCCTGACGTACTACGTGCTCAGTTAATGCAGCAAGAGATGGCTCGTTACAATCAGTATCAAGACCCACGTATGAACTTAGCTTCTACACTTGGTGGTCTTCTTGGTGGTGGTGTTGTTAACGTTGCTCAAGGTCGTAACTTCTTTGAAAGCAATAACCCAGTATTAAAGAAAGCATCTCAGCTACAAGAGATTTATAATAACACTGCTCAATCAATTGACCCTACTGCTAACCCTGGTGACTTCTATAGAGCATTGCAAGGTAATCTAGCTGCTGCTGGTTTTGGTCCACAGGCTGCTATGGCTGCTCAAGAAGCATATAAGTATGCTAAGGAAGACAGAGAAATGTCTCTTAAAGAGCGTCAAGTTGTTGCTCAAGAGAGAAACGTTGCTCAGTTCGCTCAAGGTAACTACATGTCTGAGAAAGGTCCTCTTGTATTTAACAGAGAGACTGGTGGATATACTGTTGATGGTGAGCCATATAGCGAAGCTAAACATGGTAAAGTCACATTCGCAGCTAAAGAAGACTTCAGGACTAACCTTCTTAAAGGTCCAGGTGCTGGTGGTGCTCCTGCTACTCCAGGTAAGGAAGGTAAGAAACCTCTTACTGAAGAAGAGAAGCGTGAGAAGTTTAATCGTGTTCAAGGTAAACCACAAGCTGCTCCTGCAGCAAGTACTGAAGAAGCTCCTGTATCTGCTGAGACAGAGAACCCAGAGATTATCAAGAGACCTTCAACATCAGGTGGTCGTGCTTCTACTGGTAATCAGTTCTATGTACCAGAGCTAGATAAATCATTCAGAACAGAGGCAGAAGCTAAAGCTGCTCTTGAGGCATATCGTATTAGAAACAGACCTCAAAGCGTAGTACAGCAACGTCCTACAATTCAGTTAAATCCAGAAACAACTCAATCTTTATTTTCAGTTAGATAATGGCTAAAGTCAACTACAACATCCTAGCTCTTAAGAAAGAGGGGCTATCGGATGAGGACATTGCTCGCTTAATCGCTGAAGATTTAGGTGCGGATTATAACGAGTATGTCTCTGAGGGTTTAACACCTAAAGATATCATTCGATTTGCTAACGAACAAGAGTACACTACAGGTGAAGTACTAAAGCGTGGCTTCTTACAAGGAGCTACTTCTACCTATCGTGGTGTAAGACAACTAGCTGGAGCAGAACCTACAGATGAGGAGTTGCTAGCAGAGACAGAGTATCGTCAAATGCAAGAACAGAATCCTTGGGCTGCTTATGGTGCTAACATCGTAGGTAACATCCTTGGTGACCCTACTAACCTAATCCCTGGTGGTTTGTTGTTCAAAGGTGCTAAAGGTGCTATGAGCGTAGCAGGTCGTGTAGGTGCTCTAGGTGCTGTAACAGGTGCTGTTGAACCAAGATACGAAGATGAAGACCCCTCCAGACTCACTTCAGCCCTCGTAGGAGGCGTTACAGCAGGTGTCCTTGGGGGTGGTATTGCCAAGCTAACTGGCTTCGGTAAAACGCTTCCTGACGCTACTGAGACTGCTTTTGTGAAAGAGGCAGATAGTATTGGTATTGACGCTAACGGAAACCAGATTAAAGATGTTCCTGGAGTCTTTGACAATGCTGAGACACCAACTACACTAGCACAGCCTAGTATCGTTCAAACAGCAGAACAAGGCGTACCTAACGTTATTGAGCTACCTAAGCTACCTCAGTTCTTGTCTGGTGCTAAACCTTCATTCTTCACATCCCAAGTAGCTTTTGAGACAGACTTAGATAAGGCTTTGTATATTATTGCTAACCCTAAGTCTAAGTCAAAGAACCATCAAGAATATGTGGACTTTGTTAAGACAGCCTTGAATGTGGATGATGCCACTGCTAACAAACTAGCTGCCCAGGTAAGACAAGAAGTTATTGAGAAAGGCAAGCTAGTACAGAAAGAAGCAGGACTTGCTGGCACACAGGCAGAGAATGTACCTTTCCAGATGTCTAAAACCTTGGATGGTTTCTTAAATCCAGTTGATAAAAACCTTGACGATTTCTCAAAAATGGTGTATAATTATGGGAAGTCTATTGAAGAAGTTAACGGTAAGGCTAAGATAACACAAGCCATGACTGAAGACTATAGCTTTAAAAAGATTAGTGAAGCATATGCTCAAGCAGGTCTTAAAGTAACTCCTTTTGATATTGGTTTCCAGATTAAGGGTTATAACAAGATGCTTGATGAGCTAAAAGAAATCAATGGACGAAACTTTAAACCTAAATCATTTGAAGAATACGTTAAGAATGGTGCTAGCGTAGACGAAACTCTTGACTTATTTGCACGTGGTGCTTTTGATGGATGTCTATAATGAAACGATGTGACCTCAAGTATTACAAGGCGTTCTTACCAAAAAGAATACCATCTAACTTAACACAGAAACAATTAGATAAGCTAGGTACATTGGACCAGGCACAGCAATCAAAGTTTGTATCAATGATGTCTGAGTTTGATGATGAGTCTGTTCAAGCTTTAAACATTGTAGCTCAAGCTGCTCCTCAACGCTTTGCACAAACAACTAATAAAGGTTTGTCAATGGCTGAGTTAGCACAGCGTAACCAAGAACTCAATGCTAAGTTGATGGCTAGTGTACCAGAGAATGAGAGAGTAAGTCTTCAAGAGATTGGAGAGAAGTTAGCATTAGGACTAGAACGTGGTAGACCACTATCTACAGAAGAAAGAGCAATTGCTTTCCCAGCTTTTGCTAATCGTATGCATAACCTACCATTGTTGTTAAAACAAATACAACATGCTAACAACTCAGGCAACACTGCTGCTCAAGCGTTACTTGCTAAAGAATTAGTTGTTACTATGGGCGTTGCTGCTGGTATGTCTGGTGATAAGAATGCTGCATCTGTAGCCCTTAACTCATACAAGTACTTCAAGAAGCAAATGCAATTAGGTAAAGAGATTAACCAGTTATTTCAGAATGGTGCTTGTTAATGAAAATCAGTCAAAGATGTATTGAATTTATAAATAAGATGACAGGGTCGTTTGATAACCTGTTAAACAATAGTGCTGCCACAGATAGTGAAGCATTAGAAGCTGTTGCTAAGTCAATGACTACAGCATTGCGTAATCCTACCTATCGTGAGCGTATTGGTTCATATGTACGTAACAGTTACTTGTCTGGTATCTCAACACAAGTAGTCAACCTTGTTAACCAAATAGGTCAAACAATTGTGCAGCCTGTACTTCGTGCATCACGTGGTCAGTTTGGTGAAGCAGGTGCAATGCTAGAAGGTATTACTACTGGTTTCATGGAAGCATTCCCACGCTTTGTAGGTGCTCTAAAGACACGTCCTGTTAACTTGGACTTTGCTAATCAAACAGCATTTGATATCACTAAGAATAAGACAGCAGATGCTATTCTAACTTTCCCTACACGTGTAACTGGTGCATTGGACGAAGGTTTCAGTGCTGTACTAGAGCGTATGGAGTTTAATGCTTTACGTTATCGTGTTGCTAACAAATTCCCAGATGAGTTCTTCAGACGTAATAACACAACTAGAGAAGCCTTTGTAAAAGAAATCGAAGAGATTGCTTTAGGAGCGAAGAAGAATCCTTTGTGGTTGAATAAGCTATCAGAACTATCACCTGAGTTACATCAACAGTTAACTGAGTTTAAGATGTTCAACGTGTTCCGTTCACGTCTAGGCTCTTCTGCCCTGGACCAGATGGGTAAGATGGTATCTAAAGCCAAAGAGACAACACCAGAGTTAAACCTTGTTGTTCCTTTCGTTACTACACCTATTAACGTTGTTAAAGAAGCAGGTGGTTACGTGCCAGGATTAGGCATGCTACGTGTACGCCAAGCTAAGATTGACATCAAGACACTACAGAGCAGATTAGCAGCTACTGAAGCTAAGTTATTGAACACTACAAACCCTGACTCTCAAGCACGTCTTGCTGAGAAGGCTGCACGTATTCGTGGTGAGATTTCATTTAAGCAATCTAAAGTACCTGACTTCTACACACAGCAATTGATGGGTGCTGGTTTCATGCTAGCAACTTATGGCATGCTTAAACAAGGGTTGATTACTGGTCATTACTCTAACGACCCTGCTGAAAGACAGAGACAAATAACATCTCAGATTCCTCCTATGTCTATTAAGATTGGAGACCAGTGGATAAGCTATGCACGTGTTGAGCCTGTGGCTACCTTGATGGGTACAGTAGCAGATATGATGCAAGCATACAAAGAGAAGCGTGTCAAGAATGAAGACATGGCTGCTGCTGATATTGCTAAAATTGTAGGATTGAATCTAACAGATAAAACATTTACTGAAGGTTTGTCTAAACTGTTCTTGGCATTCCAAGAGCCAGGTAGATATTTAGAATCATTCATGGTAAGTATGACTAACCCAGTTGTACCTACATTGGTGTCTCAGATTGCTAAACTAGAAGATGATATCAAGCGTGAAGTTAGAGACCCTGATTTAGCAACATGGACAATCAATAACCTTAAGTCTCGTATCCCTGGCTTACGTGGTGACTTGCCTGCTCAGGTGAACCTATTAGGTCAAGAGCAAGACTTAGGTACATTAGGTGGTTCTTTAACTGGCTTTAACGTTGCTCCTGTAGACAGAGAACTTGTTAACCAGATGTTCGATAATCCATTCTTAAAACTAACACGTACTACACGTGAGATTGGTGGATTAGAGTTGACTGGTGCACAGTACGCAGCCCTTGAGAAAGAGATTGGTGACTATACTTATAATGCTATGTCTGTAATGGCTAATAACCCTGCATTCTTAGGGCTATCACGACCACTACAAGCCAACTTTATCAAAGGCATTGTAACTGATATTCGTAGTGCTGTAAGGCTCAAAGCCCTGGGTGATTTAGTACAAGACCCAGAGCTAAGAGCTAAATACATTTTAAACGAACAGGCTAAGTATGGTGCTCAACCTGACTTAGTAGATTAATCTTCTTCTCTACTGAATAAGATACGCACTATACCTAGGTCAAGGACATAATACTGCCCTTCATCTAGGTTAGCGTATTCAAATCCAATAGCGAACCCAGTAATCAAATAAAACTCTACTGTCATATGGCACATCCTCCTGCAGTACATGATAACATCTGAGCACCTTCTACGTTATCATCATACTCTTTGAAGTCATCCCAACTCACTGAATCAGGAACTAACATTCTTAGTTGGTTATACTGCTCTTCTGTGCACTCCTCATAAGGTGCTTGCTTGTATGTTCCACCATCCATTGGCAAGAACGATACACCAGTTACCTCATCAAAGTGTTCCCACACCCAAGCCCCCACCTCCATCCATTCGTCTTCCTTAACACTGATAGTTACTGAAGGTTTGTGTTCACAGTAATGTCTCTGGAATAACAACCATAACTTCAAGTGCTTAATAGCAGACAAATCTTCTCTCAACAACGCACCATCAGCAACCTTGACAGGGAAACTAAAGACTGTCGTGCTATCAGGCTTCATCACACAAGGTTCAGCTACAAACCCTGACTGAATCATGAACTGAGTTAAAGGGTCTTTGTTATCAGCTCTAACCCTACGAATATAGTATTGACTATGCTGAGGATGAATACCACTCGCAGTCGAACAGAGTTGAGATACAGTCCCTTCAGGTTTAATTGCTGTAACAGCCACAGACTGATTAATCCCAACAGCAGTAGCGAACTCAGCATTAACAGCAACAGCAACATCTTTTAGTTTCTCCAATCGTTTAGGTAACTCTACATCATCAGGGTTATTCAATAAAGCATTGTCTAAGATGCCAGTCATTGACACACCTAGTAGTGCTTCCTCTTCAGTATTCTTCTGCCATACTTTACGTAGGTAAGGGAAGTTTGTTAACGTTGCTTGAAAAGTCCCAAGAATCGTTGCCAACCTAATCTTACGTTCCAAAGTGTCCATAGTATCATCACTGCGAACAATGCAAGAGGATAGATTACAGAACTGATAAGGGCGAAGAATGATTTCAGAGCAAGGGTTCGTACCAAAATCGTAAGTACTGTCTCTTCTGCCATTCTTTGCTGCTTGCTTCTGTGATGCATCACGATTAAAGATTCCTCTCTCGCCACTATGTGACTCATAAATACTTGTCCACTCACGCATGAACTGACCAATGCCAGGTTTCTCAGCGTATGTAGCAGAGTTATTTGCTAACGCTCTTTGACCTTGACCATCCCACCACGCTCCTGCTTTAGCATGTGCCATCTTATCATCTGACAAATCAGACAAAGAAATCATCGCACTTCTACGTACTCCTCCCACGACAACAACTTCCCCAATTTTGCACAGAATATCATGACACTCCAACGAGGATAGTTTTCTCCCAGTCGAACCCTTGAACTTACCAATAACAAACTTGAACAAGTCTTCCAAAGGTTTAGGTCCAGATGCTCTTCCTCCAAACGTCTTGAGTCTTGCACCTTGAGGGCGAACTTTCGACAAGTCGAACTTTGGAATCTCGCCAGAATAAAGAAGAGCCAATAGTTGACGAAGCGACTTTGCCCATCCTTCTTTACTATCGGACACCACCACAGTAGTCTGACTATCAAACAACTTATCTGGTACTTCAGGTAACTGCTTAACATATTGCTGCTCCACGCTAAAGCCTACTCCAGTACCACAGAGAAGGATATACATTGCTTCATCAAAAGCTTTAGGGTCATCGATAGGCAAGTAACTGCAATTGAATGCTGCCACGTTCTGACGCTCTAAAGCAGGTCCTGCAGTCATCACTGCTCGCATGCTTGGTACTACTTCTAAATGCTTCACAGCATCTTCTAACTCTGCACGTAACTCAGGTGTTAACGTGTAGCCATTCTTCTCTTTCAGATTCTTAGTCATGAAGTCAAAGTAACGTGCTACTGTTTCATCCCAGTGTTCTCTACGTCCCTGTTCATCTAGGTAACGTGAGTATCTGCTCTTAGCGATAAACGTGTTATAAGGTGTTAATTCGTATTTACTCAAGTTCTTTCTCCAGTCTATCAGCATGCTCTTCAATAACGTCAATAAATCTCTCAACGATATCTTCAGATGTTATTTGTAATACTTCCAATAATGTTATCTCATCTAGCTGTGCTAGCCTAGTTAGAATATCTCTTAATGTGAGAGCCATATATTATACTCCTTCTTATTGTTATTGTCAACGATAATATTTATCTTTAACTTCATCATAATTCACTAAGAGATATTCCACATAATGCTTTATCTTTTCTAAATCCTGCTTACCATTTTTATATGGAAAACGCAAGATATATTTGACAACATTATGAGACCAAGGGTCTAAGCCCCACTCTAAAGCAACGTCCCAAGGCTGTACAGCTCCTCGCTTGTAGTGGTCACCACCTACTTGCTTTGCCATTACATCACCTTGGTCTTCCTTGCCTTCGTTATAAGAATTAAATACTTGCTGAGTGTTCGCCTCCCACGCAGCTTGTTCCTTTTTCTTATCTTGCTCTTGCACCCAATCACGCCATGATGCCATTGCTCTATCATCAATTACTGCCATACTTCTTCCTTTTATCATGTGCTTTATAGTTGTCCTCGTGATGAATTAACTTATGACAGTTAGAGCAAACAAGAATACATTTCTCTAACTCAGCATTTATCTTTTCATCACTTAGCATAAATAATTGTGCTGGTGAATATTCTTTTGTTGTTGGTTCAATATGATGAAACTCAAACACACAATCATGAAACTCACCACCACACTTAGAACACTTACTACCAAACCTCACAACAGCATCGTGTTTCTTCTGCCTTCGTTGTGCTGTCCTGTGTTCTTTCCTTTTCTCATACCACTCAGGATTATCTTCTGCTTTCTTTCTTTGCCAGTCTCTATGGTAATTAGGATTTCGAACCATATTTCAGTCTTAGAAAGTTTAAACTAATTGGACATTCATCGAAGCTACCATTGTCAACTTCATGTAACATCCAGATACCACGCCAATACTTATTACCTTGTGAACCTAAGTAATCCTCATCATGTAAATAACAACAGCCTACAAACAAACCAGTAATCTGTTGACCATCAGCTTTGTTAGCATATGCTATTCCTCTGTGTTGGACATGCCCCATAACAGCAGACATGTGACGCTTACTAAGCAATGCAGCAGCACTAGCAACGGGTCTACCCATGACACCACTGGTAAAGAAGTGACAATAGACAACACCATCAATGACAACAGGAGTAAGATAAGGTATGACTGTCCACCCTGCTTCAGCATATCCCAGGTCATTGATAGACATAGTACCATCCAACTTTGGGTCACTCTCAACTGCTCTAAGAATACGCTCTTCATGATTACCTAATGTTAACACCATCTTTGGTTTATATTGCTTCTCTTTGTTCTTCTTAGCCTTCTCGTTAAAGGCTCTAAGAGGAGCTAAGAGTCTATCCATTGCTTGTTTAGTTACGTCAATATCCTTCTTGTATCTACGTCCTTCAAAACTTTTCTTACCTACATCGTACATTGATAAGCTAGGCATGTCAGCAAAATCACCAATGTTAATAATCACATCTGGTTTCTTGTCAACAATATACTTACCAACCCAGTCTAAGTAGGACAGGTCTACCCCATCCTTAACCTGCATATCAGGCAATACTAAATGTGTCGTCATCTTCTTCCCTTAATACTTTGCTAGCAATGTCGTAACCATAAATACTACTTAAGAAATTACAGAACTCACGTAATGGTACTTCCCATTGTGCACTGTCTTCTACTTCAAAGGACATATCTGCTGCTTTGTTACTGTATGTGTACGAACAAGGATGATTCTCACCCTCACTGTAACTAAATGTATATCTGTTAGCCATTTTTTTCCACTGTGCCTTTCCAAATTGTTTGCATAATACGTACTCTGTCTTCGTCTGTAGCTTTGGTTACAAGCAATAAGGCATCCACTTGGTCCTGCAATGCTTTGTTCTCAGCTTCTAAACGTTCCATACGTGCTCTCATAAACTTTGATTCTACTTCTAGCTCTTCAACTACTTGAGCGTCAATACAATTACCACATGTCATTTGCTCACCATCTTAAAGAAATAATCTGCGTCTACAATTGCTAGAGGTCTTGCTCCATTCTGCTTGACAAATACTACTGGTTGATGATAGCCATGCTCTTTGGCTTGCTCGTAATAATTATACACAGCAACCTTTGCTAATGACTTGCATTCAACTTGGAATGGAAACATCTCTCTAGCTGCAGGAGACAACTGTACATCTTCACCTCCTGCCCCCATACTCGTACTTCTTACATCATCTTGCTCAAGACTGGGGAATGTTGATAGTATCTTGTCCCTCACCCACTTTTGCAGGTTTCTTCCTTTTGCCTTTGCGGATTGTGGTTTCAACTTTCAATTCCTTTCGTTTCAATATCATCCTCTTTGGTAGAGTAATACTGTTGTTACACATACCATGAGTGATTGTTCCTGCTAACTCAATCTGCTCATCGTCTTCATATACAAGATAACCAACACTGGTACAAGCTAAGTCTTCTCTCTTTGCTTCGTGCCACTCACCTTGTGCAAGAGCATCTAGCCATTCGATGAGGATAAGCTTGGGGGTTGCCACATTTGGTTTTCTTCCCTTCTTATCCACAATAGTTGACCGTTCTCCAAGACTCGCTCCTCGTTTCCCTCGTAAGCCTTGAGCACTGCCTGGTACATCTCTTCCTCTGTATTGCATTCTTTTAGAATCCTCTCAGCCTTTACAGGACCTATGCCCTTCAAGCCCTCAATGTTATCTGTTCTGTCACCTGTTAGTACTTGCTTATAGAAGATTCTCATTGTGTCCTCTTCTTTAATAAAGTACTTTTCCTTCTTGACAAAGTTATAGTGCCACCCTCTAATCATATCTAGGTCTTTATCAATTGACATGATGATGTAATCATTTTCATCCATCGTGTACGCTTTGATACCTATTGCATCGTCAGCTTCCTGCCCAGTTATCATTAAGAAACCCCATTCTTTTTCTAGGTAGTCTCTTAAGAACTGATAGTGGACAGGTTTAGCTACGTCTTTACGATTGCCTTTATATGTTGCAGTGACTGCTATCTCATTTCTAAAATTACCTTTGCCAGTGAGATAACCTTCAATAGAACTTATATCAGCAGGTGTTACTAACTCATCAACGAAGGCAGACATCCTAGCCTTAGCGATTGCTTCAGTCTCTTCTTGGGATGCAAAAGCAACCCTATAGACCAGGATGTCACCATCGATGAGAGCTTTCATTACTTACCTAACATCTTTTGATTATAAGACTCTAAGAAGTCAGCCATAGTACGTAAAGCTTTAACTGCTTGGTCTGGACCTGCAAACCACGTATCATCTAAACGTACCTCACCATCGCTATCAATGAAGAAGTCATATGCATCACTATCAAAGTCTACGATGCCTGGGATTACGACACGAAACTTAGATGTTACTTTCTCTACTGATGGTTGAGAATTTGCTGTTGTTTGCTTTTTTGCCATTTGTTACCTTTCAGTGTTAATTATAGAGGTGATTCTTCAGGAGCTGTGTACTCAATCAAATCATTTACTACTAAGTGGTTAATACCTACGCCTACACCTTTATAGGGTTTAGCGAAGTCATATGTCTTACATGTTGCTAACCCTTTTGAACCATTCGCTACCTTGGCTGTGATAGGTTTGTTATCCTTATCAACAGTGGTCACTGGATACTTAGCTGACTTAGCTGTAATATAGAAGCCTTTACCTTCTTTATTATTAACCTTAACACCTAACTCTTCCAATTCAGCGATTGTCTCAGGGGTTAAATTACACAAATCCACTTGATATTTACCAGAAAGTGTGTTAGGTGTATCTAAAAAAGCCCACATAAGGTCTGCTTGAATCTTAATAACTTTTGACATCTTGTTTCCTTTAACTAAGAAATATAAATAAAATACAACTGAACTACTATTATACAACTTTTAGTGTAAGTTGTCAACACTTTCATCAGGATAATATTCATCGCCCATTTCTGCAACAACGTCTAGTATCTCGAAGAACTCTCCCTTTGTACTAACAGAGGAATGAACCTGAATCTCCCCTCCATTAATCAGTATTACAATGGCATCATCTGACTGTGCCATCATCTCTTTTAGTGTGTCTGTTCCCATGTATATCCTGTCTTAAATTCACCTGTTAATGGACATCTCATATTAAGGACACGACCTGCTTCCTCAATTGCTAAGACACCTAACTTACCTGCATCTTCTGCCTGTTCTTCCTTTACTTCTATCTGCCATTCATCATGCACGTTAGCGACAAACTTGAAATCAATCTTATTCTTTCTAAGACTTGACTCTAGTATCACCAGTGCTTGCTTCATGACAATCGCACCTGCACCCTGGAGCAGTGTGTTAAGGGCTGAATGCTCGGACCTAACGAGTAGCTTACGTCCATCAAGACCTGGTAACGTGCCTTTCTCAGCGAAGATGCGAGCAACTTTCTCACGCAACGCCCTGAGCTTGGGTGTGTTCTTAAGAAAAGCATCAATGAGCTGTTGTCCTTCTTTCGCTGAACCACCAACAATCTTCCCAATCTTGGTACTTCCTGCACCATAGAGGAATGCATATATAAACGTCTTAGCTTGATTCCTCTCTTGCAACCCAGCAGCTTTTTGATTTGCTGTATGGATGTCACCTGATACGACTTCAGTAGTGTATGCTTCATCATTCATGTAGTGAGCAAGCATTCGTAACTCCAAACCTGAAGCATCGATACCTACTAACTTATACCCTTTCTCTACAGTCCAACAACTTCTACACTCTTTACCATATACCGCACCACTATTTGGTATCTGTGCCATGTTAGGGCTGTGGTGCGTCATACGACCTGTTACTGCTCCGTTGGTAATTACCTTACCGTGTACTCGTCCATCTGTTTGCATGGCTTCTAACCATGATTCTGCCTGACTGATACGCTTTTGTAATAGCAGGTATCTTGCTATCTCTTTTGCTTCAGGGTAGGGCAAAGCTTCTAGTACAGATTCATCAATAATGACCTGCCCTTTCTCAGTTTTCTTCTCAGGTATCCAACCCATAGACTGTAAACGTTTAGCAATCTGTTGTCTGCTACCAACGTTAAACACTTCTACATGGTCCTTCAACTGCTTACCTGTCTTCTCACTAAATCTCTGTGTCACAATTGGTGGGAATAATTCCTGTAGCTTCTCACTAATCTGCTCACACTCTGCTTTCCACATTGCTAACAAAGACATTACTCTTGGTGCGTCCAACTTGAAACCATTACGTTCTTGCTTGGCAATGATTGCCTGAACCTGGTGCTCTAGCTTGATACATTGTTCACTAAACTCTTTACTCTTTAACTCTGCTACTAGCATGTTATACAACTGCTTTGTTACTGCTGTATCTTGAATACAGTAATCAATCATCGTCTGTGTTAAACCACCATCCCAGTCACTGAACTCAGTCTTTTGATTCCCTAGTCTTTGACCCCATGCTGAGAGACTGTGCCCTCCTTCTACGCTTGGATTCAAGAGTCTTGAGAGAATCAAGGTGTCTGTTATCTGACTCAACCGAATAGTTGTCCCCCATAATCTGTTCAGGATTGGAGCATCGAAGCTGATTAAGTTGTGTCCTATAATTGTGTCGCATTTCTCTAGTAATGGCTTTAACGTCTTTGATTCTGTGTGACATATAACTTCATCTGTGTCAAGGGTTCTTGTAACTGCACACCAAATATTATCGTGTGTACTATTTGTTTCAATGTCAAGGATTATTTTCATAACATATATTATACCACAACTAATTTAATTAATCCACCTATATACATAAGAACTGCAACTATTTCTACTACAAATAAAGCAAAGTCTTTTTCTTTCAGTCCTGCGTATGCCCACAGTGCTGACCCAATGAACCCAAACCACAGGTTCAAAGGGAAGATGTTAAGACTTGTTAATGCTATTCCTATTAGGCATAGTGTTGTTCCAGTCCACTTCATTTCTGTTTCTTATTGTTTACAGTTTTAGGCTTTTGTATACTATCAGAAACAAATTCAGGTAGTGCATACTTCTCTTTCATTGTTGCTAACACTTTCTTAAACTCTTCGTCATTCAACTGCATGCTGTTACCACAACTGAAGTACACCCTTCGTGCTTCTTTGTCAAGCAGTGTTACCTGGTGTGCTAGGAACACAAAGTTATCATACTCAAATATCATCACAATTCCTTATCATCAAATCGTTCATTCATTCTACCTGTAATCTTATCATACAACAGACTACAACCTGGACCAGTCATACCACTGAAGCGATTCTTTAACACACGTACTCTTGTAGTGTTACGCTCAATCATATCTTCTGCCTGTCCATTACGCTCTAAACCAATCACCATGTCACTCAACTGAGCGATACTACCTGAACCCCTAAGCTGTGCTAACGATGTCGCTGCACCCTCTTCATGCCCTTTATTCTCAGGACGTTTGAGGTGTGAGACAACAAACAAACTAACACCTGTCTCAGCAACTAACATGCGAAGCTTAGTCATAATCTCATCTAATGCTTTACGCTCATCGCCATTCTCTTGTGCACTGACTACAATAGAGACGTGGTCAAGAAATATGTAACCGCAACCAAGAGCTTTAGCCATGTACCTAACACGATTAATAATATTATCGATATCGGTAGAGCCAAAGTGGTCAAAAAGATATAACCTACCAGTACCCAAAGTTTCTTTAAAAGCATGTTCTAATTCTTTCTCTTCTACCTGCACATCAGGCAAGTGTAATGGTTTGTCAATAGCTAAAGACATAATTGACTTAGCTGTTTTCTTTACTGATTCTTCCAAGAACATCAAGCCAATGTTATCTTGAGTGTTCTTTAACACATGAAACACAATCTCTCTCATGAACTGAGACTTACCTAAACCACTACCTGCTGTAAGTGTAATCAACTCACCCTTACGAATACCATAGGTTAAATCATTCAGCCCATGATATGGGTACATCACATCAGCCTTCTCAACTGGTTGATTGACTAAGTCCCACAACTGAGAGCCTTGCACAATCCCATCAGGCACGTACTGCTCACTTGCCCACCATGAATCTAAGTATTCTTTAATCTTATTCAGTCGTAGATACTCACATGCATCTTTGTAAGCAGTCATCTTCTGAATACGTACCTTGTTACCGAACAACTCTGCTACCTGCTTGCTAGCCTGTACACCTGCCTCATCACTATCAAATGATATCACGATAGTCTCGAAGCTGTTAATCCACTCGTACTGTGCCTTGCAGTCCTTCAGTGCTGATTGTGCACCATTGCGAATGCTAACACATGCATACTTACTACCCATCATCTGATAGCTAGCCATCGCATCTAACTCACCTTCACAGATTGTTAGATACTTACCACCTTTACTAAACTTTGTCTGACCAAACAACACTGCCTTGTTAAAGTCACCTGCAATACTGAATGTCTTGTTTGATACGGTCCTAGTCTTTACTGCTGTTAAGTTATTAAACTCATCGAAGTAAGAATAGTAATGCTTGTCGTTATCAACTTTAACACCATAGTGTTGACATGTGCTAGAGCCAATGCCTCTGTCAACAATGCTTGCTACCTTTGCGTTATCATAAAAACTTAAGTTACTCATCGTTCTCTCTTTTGGTTTTGAAGCAATCAATTCTTCGCCTTCGCTCCTGGTGAAACACTTGTGACAGAATGTATGACCATCACTGTACAAGCCATTAGCATCACTGCTACCACAGCTAGGACATGCAATATGCTTGACAAATGTACTAGCCACGTTCTCAGAATAACTCATCGTAATCCTCAGTCCTCTCTCTTTCCTGTTTAATCTTTTGACGTTCTTGCAACATCATTGACAAATCAATTAGCACTTTCTCAACACCAATGGTGTCAATGTACGACACTACATCTGACAATGCAAACCAGTAGTGTGCTTCTTCCTGTGCTTGTTGATGCTCTAGCTCATCACTAAAGCTGTTCATATTGTGGTCACCACTCATACTATCTCCTGTTATCTACAAAGACACGAATCCCTAAACAAAAGAATCTGTATCCAACATAAGGGTTACCATTGTTAAAGTATGTCATACCCCAATACAAGGGTGTTCCTTTAAACCAAGGTAACTTTACAAACTTAATCTTCATTAACTACTTCTACCTCTGTCCAAGCTGCAAAGTGTACCACATCATCACCATCTTTGCAATAGCTATACATGCCATCAATACTACCAAACCAATATACCTTATCAGCTTCTGCTTCAGGAGCACCTACTGGTACTCTAGGGTCTTCGTCAATGATTCTAAACTTATCACCCTTCTTTAACTCATATAGTTTCATGTCATCTCATCTAAGATTGGTTTATCTAAACACTCTAGCATACGCTCCAGTGTAACTCTTAATGCTTGTACATTCTCACCACACACAGTAACACCTTCTCCTGTGTGTCCTATTGGATTACCATCGTGATAGAATACCTCACAAATCTCAAGCCAATCATCATCGTCTTTCTTGAATCTCACTACTCTGTTATTCCAGTACATTTCTTAATCCTCTTACAGTTATCTTGATTCTCTTTACATTCATACTCACCACAGAATCCATTACATTCTTTCTGCTTCGTGTGTCTTTCCCAATAGTCCCAGACCTGTTCTAGTGGTGTTCTAACTGACTGATTCTCTTCTAGCCACTGCCTACACCATTTGATATGGTCATCTCGTTGCAGTCTAACCTTGTCGTGTGATAGCTCGATGTATTCATTAGCAATCATCTCAATCAAGTGTCGTGCAGTGATGCCTTTAATAAAGTCTGTCATCTATCTCTTGCTTTCTTTTCAAGTTCATTAACTCTCATCATAGCCTGAGTAGCTAAGTTATGCATCTCTCTGTACTTACCTCTCCACATCTCAACAGCATCAGCAGACTCTTCAAGCAAATCAGCAAGCCTATCAGGTTCGTTATTCTGTACTGACTTACGAGTATGTATCTGTCTGCGTATCTCAGCACGCTTGCGTAATCGTTCAACTAAATCATTACTCATACTATATAGTCCTATTTAGATATGTTAGCATTTATTACTACTCTTACAATCTATACGCAAATCTCTGTATAGTATAATTATAATGGTAGACAAAAAAGCTGTCAATAATTTTCTTCATCGTTATCATAATGTGAAATGTCATCATGGTAATCATCGCTAGCATCATCCCACTCATCATCAAAATCATCCTCATGTGCTAGGTCTGCTCTTTCCATTGATGGCATGTCTGTCTTAATCGTACCATAACACTTATTGCACATATCAAGATATTCATCTGTTGTTGTTGACTTCCTGGTAGCTTCAAAGTCTGTTAACGCTTTATTACAGCAATAGCATCTCATAATTTTTCCTTATAAATCAATTGTTTACGTATGTCTTAAGACTGCTAGCCTTTTTGACAACTTCTGTTGACACTGCCCAACCATACATTTCAGGGTCTGTCAAGTCATTTAAGAATTCTTTGAAAATGGTTTTTAAGCAATCCAAATCATCCTTGTACTGGTCTCGTTCCAAGCAAACATCTTGTACTTTGTCTTTAAGGTAACGAACATCGTCTAACCATTCACCTGATAGGTTTTGTTCAATCTTTTGTTCAATCAATTCATCCCAAATCATAGTCTGCATTCTCCCACTGTTTGATAAGCCCACTCATATGTACCTTTAACTTTCTCACGACTGCACTTGACAATCTCAATTTTAATGTTCTTGTCAAGGTCTTTCAAGTACTGTGCTTCGTTCCTGCTTTTGACAATACGTAACACAAACCCATCACTGTCTATCACTCTATAAAGGTTCATACTTTACCATCCTGTTCTATACGTTCTAACATGTTTTCAATGTAACCAACAATAGCTTCTAATCTCATCTTAGAATCATCACCTGCTATGTCATTATACAATATATACTCAGCGTTTTTTAGGTCTGCTTTTAACCTGTACACAATATCTTTCTTGTTC